GCTGAATACCACGTTAAGCCGCTTGCCATGTATAGCATTTGCTATGGTGCTTGCGGTCCTCGTCCATGATCGAGTGTGATCGATTGCTTGCAGTGTAAGTGTAAATGTACGATTACTGTAGCGAATATCACCTGCCGCTTCGGTCAGATCTATCTGTCCATTGCCACCGGCAAGGGATAGATACTCCGTTTTTGGTTCAGGAAGCGGAATTTGGTAGGGCTGTAGTTGCAGCCCCCAGTCTTCATATGCATCCCATTGTCCGAATTTCACGTTCAGACGGATTTTTCGGGCTGTTATGCCCATTAACACAGCCCCCTTTGTTTTTTAATTTGGAGATTTCCGAGTGCAGCATCCATCGGTTCGGCCAGTTCGCCAACCAGTGTGCCGGTGTCAAGCATGATCTTTGATTGCTGCTGTTTTGCAAGCAGGGCAGGAAGATACGTCCGGCATAACTGTGTCAGTTCGGTTTCTCGGCCAGATATACCCAAGGATGATGCAGCGATTTTGAATTCCGGATATCGCCTGGATGTTGCAGACACGGCAGCACGCAGCCGCCGTGCGGTTTGATTCACAGCTTTCATACTTTCTGTATCAGATGCCAGCTGCATCGATGCTCCGATGCGCTGCATAGCCCTGACAGTGGTTCCTAACCGTGATTTCATGTTTTGTTCTACGTTTTTCATTTCGCGACCGAAACCAACGCCCATACCTGCCGCCATGTTATCACCGATATCTGCAAAAACGGTGGACGGTGAGTGTATGCCGAAAAATCCTTTGATTTTACCCAGCAGATCACTGCACCACCCTTTGACTTTATCCCATATCCATGCCGCAGCATCCTTTATGCCGTTCCAAAGTCCCTTTATCAGGTTTAACCCGGCATCGGCAAGCATGTATACAAGTGATCCGATTGCGTCTACAATACCGATGATGATTTGCGGAATGGCTTTTACAATTTCAACGATAATTTGCGGCAAGTTTGCGATAAGTGCAACGAATAGTTCAATGCCTGCCTGAATCAGCAGCGGAACGGCATCTATAACAGCGGTTATAATACTGTCGATTATTTTGGGTATTGCAGCAACAATTCCGTTTATGATTGCGGGGAGGTTCTGAACAAGTGCAATCAAAAGATCAATGCCTGCCTGTACCAATAATGGTACAGATTCGACAATTGCGGTAATAATGCCGTCAATTATCTGCGGAATAGCTTCAACAATTGCCGCTATGATATCCGGCAGAGCACCGATAAGCGCGGTTAAAAGGTCAATGCCTGCCTGTATTAATAATGGCACGGCTCCGATTATTGCGGTAATAATGCCGTCAATTATCTGCGGAATAGCTTCAACGATTGCTGTTATGATATCCGGCAGTGCACCGATAAGTGCGGTTAAAAGGTCAATGCCTGCCTGTACCAATAATGGTACAGATTCAACAATTGCGGTAACAATGCCGTCAATTATCTGCGGAATTACTTCAACAATTGCTGTTATGATATCCGGCAGCGCACCTATAAGTGCGGTAAACAGCTGTATACCCGCGTCAACAATCTGGGGAATCGCTGAAATTATGAATGTTGTTACAGCTGCAATAATCTGTGGCAAGGCTTCGATTAAAACGGGCAGTGCAGCAATCAGTCCCTGCGCAAGTCCTGAAATCAGTTGCAAGGCGGCGTCCAATAGCAGGGGCAGACTTTCAATTAGCCCTTGTATGATTGTGACTATAGCCTGTACAGCGGCGGGTATCAGTGTTGGCAGTGCATCTGCAATGCCGGTTATCAGTGATTGAACAATCAGCATCGCTGCCGCAATGATTTGCGGAAGATTGTCTATCAGTGCACTCGTGATTGTAATCACGGCCTGTACGGCGGCGGGAATCAATGCGGGAAGCATTTGCACCAGTGCGGACAGGATTTCTGCAAAAAGCTGTGATGCAGTTTCCAACAGCGTCGGCAGCAGGCGCATGAGCTGTGATGTCAACGCGCCGACAGCCTGCGGAAGTGCGGCTGCAACGGATTCGAGCACCGGAGCTATGTTATCGACCACGGCACCGAATGCATCTGCAACATTGGCCGACAGTAGGGCAATGTCCGCGCCCGAATTACCGAGACCTGCGGTCAGCGATGATACCGATGCCTTCAGCAAACCCAGTGCCCCGGATATCGTGCTTACGGATTCTTTTGCAAAATTTCCGGCATACTGTTCGGTTGTTTCAAAAAACATCCGCATTGCCATTTCTTCACGTTCCGCACCGCTGGCCGATGCCCAAACAAAATCCAATCCTTTACCGGCAGCATATGCTTCGATTGTTGTTGCGTTCATAGCAACACCCAGGTTGTCCATCATCGTGAAGTTGCCCTTTGCTGCGCCTGCAACGGCATTCATCGCATCCTCCATGTTAATACCCATAACGGATGCCATATCTGCGGCACGCTGCATCGCTTGAGTCGTGAGCTCCAAACTTCGTTGCTGCGTCAGTCCGCTTCCCTGAAAAAGGGCTCCCATCTTGTTCGCTGTCGCAAGGTATTCGCTTTGTGACAGCCCAAGATTTTTGTAGGCTTTCTCTCCCGATGCGGCGATAGAATCGGCATACTCTCCGAAAACAGCTTCGGCACCGCCAAGATTTTGTTCAAGTTCACTGAACTGTGTTACAACATCTTTTCCAAGCTTTATTGCAGCGGCAACGGCGGCGGCCGCAACTGCAGCAAGTGCCGTTCCGATGCCTCTAAGCACACCGCCGAGCTTTTCAAACTTACCGCTGCTTTTTTCCGATGCATCGCCTGTTTCTTCGATCTCCTGTGCAGCGCCGCTTGCTTCTTCGGAGAGTTCATTCAGCGCATCCGCATTTTTGCTTATTGCGCGTTCCGTATCCAGCATAGCCGCCTTGTTGTTGTTCAGATTGGCCTGCATTTTTTGATACGCGGGATCTGTCGGCTCAAGGCCTTCGGATACCATGCGTTTAAGCGCGGCTTCGGCGGCTGCAACCTTGTTCTGTTCTTCAACAAGCTGCTTGTTCAGCACGGCAGCCTTTGCCGTCAGTGCTTCGGTGCTGTCGGCATTATCCGCATACTGAGCGGTAACAAGCTTCATTTCCGATGCGACTTCGGCTAATGTAGAGTTGATTCCGTTACATGTATTTTGATACTCTGTTGATGCATCTGCGGCACTGCCTGTCCCTTCGGAGAGCTTGTTCAGCGCATCCGCATTTTTGCTTATCGCGCGTTCCGTATCCAGCATAGCCGCCTTGTTGTTGTTCAGATTGACCTGCATTCTCTGATACGCGGGATCTGTCGGCTCAAGGCCTTCGGATACCATGCGTTTAAGCGCGGCTTCGGCGGCTGCAACCTTGTTCTGTTCTTCAACAAGCTGCTTGTTCAGCACGGCAGCCTTTGCCGTCAGTGCTTCGGTGCTGTTGGCATTATCCGCATACTGAGCGGTAACAAGCTTCATTTCCGATGCGACTTCACGTAATCCGGCATTGATGCTTTTGCACGCATCTCGGTACTCTTTTTCGCCGCTGATTTCGATTTTTGTTTTCATCGTGTCGGTTCTGTCAGCCATGTGTTCACCTCCTTACGCAGATAATAAAGGCAGGCTCCGAACAATCAGAAGCCTGCCAATGCCGCATCAATGGGATCCATGTGCGGATTATTCTTTGTTTCGAACCTGTCGGGATTGAATTCCCTGTGGATTTCGAATAGTTTTGTAATTTTATACGGTGTCATGTGCCACACTTCACGCTCCGGGAAGTGCAGCAGTGTAACACCGATATAGATCATGCGGGCAAGGTCAATGCCCTGCCCGCAGTTTATTCCCCCTCGTCATCGGGTTCAGCGTGCGCGGTTTCCGCTCCGCCGTTGCCGACCGTGAAGGATGCGAAAATTGCAGCTTTTACTGCCGCCATGTTGCCAACGTGGATCATGTGGCCGACCTGCTGTTCAGTGAGCTCCGGCTCTGCTTCGTCCCTGCCTTCATTAAGCAGCAGCGTCAGCAGCCAGCGCAGGGTTTTGATGCCGTCTTTACCTTGCAGCTTAGCGGGCAGAGCTTCAATGTCCTGAAATCGGTCCTGTACCTCATCTATAACGTTCAGACTGAACAGCAGATGTCTCTGCTTATCCAGCATGATAGTTGTGCGTCCGTCTTTAATTGCGCTCATTTCTCCCTCCATCAACATCAGGTGCCGGTGCTGTCAGCAGGTTCTTTCACTGCCGTGAACCATGCTTTTGCAATATCTTCGGTTTCGGCACCAACATAGTCTGCTTTCCAATTGCCGTCTTCACGCGCGGTTATTGTTCCGGTGATTTCGGGTGTTTTGTACTCGATGCCGTCCCCTTTGGTCTGAAATGCATCGGCAGGCGGTGCGAATTTCACGCGATACAGCCATATGTACCTGTACTTTCCTCCCGTTTTGCGTGCACGGAATCCAACCGCTACATACGGTGCTGCATCCGCAGTGTTTGCATAGCTTATGCCGTCTTCGCCAAGTGTCTGCCCGAATAGATCCGTCTGCACCTGCGGCGACAGGTCATTGATGTTCAGCTTAATTTCTCCGCTTGAAAACTCCTTTGCTTCATCGTCAAGCGCATCATCGGCGTACAGTGCCGCTGTTGCATAGTTGATTGACAGTTCCGCGCTGATCGCTTTCGCCATTCGCACCGGTGTTGCATAGGTCCACTTGTTGGTTTGCTGATTTCGGGTAATTTTAGAGTAGTATATGTCTCTAAGTCCTATCGTTGCCATTAGGTTACCTCCTCGATTAGGTATTTTGTTTCCATCGGCACATGGTAATATGCCGTATCAGGTTCATAGATTTCTGCGCCAACGGATGTACCGAAAAAATCCGCTGATTCCAGTTGTGTTATCATGCGCTGCATCAGCGCGATATAGTTTGAACGCGAATAGATATCTATTCCAAACAGAATTTCATATGAGCTTGCTTCATCATCCGCATTGTTGCGCGGGTTGATTGATATGATCTGATGAGTGATGTATGTATCATGGTTGCCCGAATTAAACAACCGCGATACCGGAGCCCCTGCCGAAGCGGCGGTCAGCGTATCAATCAGCTTTTTGTCCGCGACTGCAATTGCATCATCCATCGGCACCGCCTTTCTGAGCAGCGTGCATCACTTCGTACATAGCAGCATTGACGCTGTCACCGCAGTTTTCGTTTGCTTCCTGCACCCAGCGCGATCCGGGGATGCTGCTGCATCCGTAGTTCAATATAAATGCTTTATCAGCATTGCGGATGCCTTTACGATCCTTGCCTTGCGGGTAAATGTCGATACTGCTGCTGTAGTCTTTGCGTTTGGGGCGCGTAGCCTTTATACTTTTGAGCATATCGCCCGTGTCAATGTGTCGATGACGTACAGCACTGTCCTTTTGCGCTGCTATAACCACGTTGGCACCGGCTTTCAGCATGGATTCTACAGTATCCCCGATTTCGTCAGCACGTTTGTTCATGCTCACGGCAATTTCGTGTATGCCTATACTCTCAAACCTGGCTATCGGTTTCACCCCCTTTATCGCTCTTCATATCAGATAGCGTTAGTTCGGTTTCTTCACCGTTCGATGCTGTGTAAGCGCGGGTAACGATGTAGCGGTTCCCGGCAAATTCGGCGTACTTTTCATCATGATACTCATCAGACGATAGTACAAATTTTAGTACAGTTGTGTATCCCGCCATGGCCGCTTTGTAGAACTCATTCGTTCCTACTGATTTTCGCTCACCAAAAACCTGCGTGCGCTGCTCTTTGGGCGGCAGCAGGAATCCGTTTGCATCGCGCTGTGATTCAGATCGCGCTATCAGTACCAGTTCATCACTATACAGCATCGTTATCACCTACCAATGCTAATGTGCTTTTTATGTGTTCGAACGCCTTGATATAGCGTTCATTATCATCATTGAACCCGAAATGCGCCTTACAATAAAGCATCACCGCACGATTCACAAGCGGTGATGCTTCGGTTTCATGTGATATTCGTACGGGAATATCCGCGCCTGCTGCCCTTAACTCATCGAGTGCCGCTTCGATAAGATTGATTATTTCGGCGTCAAAGCTCTTTGATGTGCGGCGCAAGGCTAAACGTGCATCGTCAAGCAGCACTTTGCACCGCCTTATGCCGTTGCCTTTACAAGCTTGACGAACGCCTCTCCGAATGCAGGCGCACCATCGAAAATAGCGATTCCGGCATACTTATAGTTGTTGTTATCGATGTTGTACATCGACTTTACGTTGACGGCTTCGCCAAGGTTGCCTACATACTTCTTCATATCACCCAGGAATGCTTCGTGCAGTGTTACATCATCGCTCAGTACAACGGGATACCCGTAAACAAAATATTCTTTTCCCTGTACAGTAACGATATTGTTCTTGGCGTTATCCTGCAACGGCATGAAATCGGTGTACAGAGTGCGTTTACTCATAACGATCTTGGCATTGGCATCATACCCGGAGGGAAGCAGCCCGATCAAACTCAACACATTTGCAGTGGTCAATGATGCGTCCTTAGCGACAGTTACGCTGTTGGTGTTGCCCCACGTGTTAGCGGCATTTATGCCTTTCGGCTGACTTGATCCTGTGCCGTTTATTATCAGTGCATTGATTTTGTTGGCAATGTTTGAAGACAGCATTTCTGTAAGCCACGATTCGAATGCGGCTATAGACATTGTACGGACGCTGTCGGATATAACCACAAGCTTTACAATTTCATAGCCCGTCAGCGACACTTCAGCTGGTGTGTCGGTTGCAGCCGTAATGGCGGCATTTTCGGTGTGCAGTGCTGCTGCATTGGTAGTGCCTTCCACCACGAACTTAACATTCCCAGATACTTGCAGCAGTGTGATTTCGGCCAGCAGCGGAGCTTTCTCGCGAATTTTACTGATGATTTCATTCGCGGTTTGTGTGGGAATCAACTCAGCGCCTGCGCCGGTGGCGTTAGAGTATGCGCGTTCCTCCGCATCTGTCAGCCGTACACCACGCAACCTATTCAGCCATGCGCTGCGATACTCAGGGCTGTCGGCAGGATTGATGTTTTCAGGCTCGGTGTTGGGCAGTCCCATGCCGGGCATAGGGTTTGTGTTTGCTCCGCGATTAGCTATGCCGTTCAGAAGTGCTCTTCTGCGCTGTTCGGCCTGCATAAGGCCGTTTCGCTCCGTCTGAAGATTTTTCACTTCCTCTTCGAATGCGGCAATTTCAGCATCCGTGAGCTCTGCGGCGCGGGTTGTAATGTCGTTCTGAATCGCAGCCAGTCGTTCATCAATTTCAGCTATTCGGTTCATTTTGGTTATTTTACCTCCAGTTTGTTAAGCAGTCTGTTAATTCTGATTTTGCGCTTTAACGTCTCCCGTTTGCTTTTTGTGATCACTCCGTTACAAAAGGCACGCGCAGCTATTTCAGTATCCGGGTTAGCAGGGCAGCTTACCGCAGATACATCATAAACCTTTTTTATGCGTTTAATTATTCGTGTGTTGGTGCTTTCGTCAAAATCTTCATCGGCTATCGTGAATGCCCATGACATCTTTGTTACCAGGCCTGCACCGATTTCTTCGTACAGTTCTTTTGCGGCGGTTGATTTCGATAGATCTGCATACATCAAAAGCCCGTGTGAATCAGTTATCAAGCCAAGCGTGTTATTGCCGGTACGCGCCAGCACTTTGCCGTGATGATCGTACTGCATGATAACGTCTGACAGGTCCGCATTGTCAAGCGCAGTAGGTTCAATGCGTTCGTAGATTTTTGTATTATTAAAATCATACAGCAGATACGGCTTTCCGAACGTTGTTGCGTACCCTTCCACGTAGTGGGATGATTCAATTCGTTTCGTCTGTGTTGTTGACTGCTGTGTCAGCGGACCCAGCATTGCCCTGTATTCCCGTGTTGCGACTATCGGCATTGTCAGTCTCCTTTCCGAGTTGTGATACCTCTGCATATTCCTTGCGAATGTAGTACTTATCGCCGCCTTCTACGTGCGGCATATTGAAGATATCCATCACGCTGTTGCGATTTATAAGGCCACGGTCAAAAAGTTGTGTTGATACAGCGATTTTTGTTTCAGTCTTTGCATACTGTAGCCGATTGGCCGAAAACAAAATGCTGTTTCCGTGTGATATCTCTCGCGGGCTGAATGTCATGTTTGACATTACCAGTGAAAGCTGCACTGCAAACGGCTCAATTTTGCCCTCATAGTAGGCGCCCCATTCTTCATCAGTATAAGAGTTTGTCAGGATCTTTGCGTTTGTTCCGAAATACCTGTAAACCGATTCATTGATTAACTGCATTTGTGCCGGTGATACCGTCACGGGTTTCGAATCGACTTGCTTGATGTCAGAAAACTTGTTATCATAGATGATCATACCGCTTTCATTGTCTGCTGACAGATTATCCTTCGTAAATCGTTTGCGCTCCGCCTCTATGTCTTCGGGCTTAATGATGTTGGCGATTTTAGCCAGGAATCGGATAGATGCGGAATTTTTTACGCTGTTAATTATGCCTTGATTCTGTGTATGGATCAGCTGCATTGTCGGGCGCAGTGCGCTGTTACTGCTGCCGAAAAAATCATTTTCATACTGGAATTGCGTCAGCACACCGACACGTTCATATTCTATCGCTGCAACCTGTCCTGTTCCGAACGTGTACCGCAAATACGGTTTACCTTTGTGTTCGACCACTTCGCACCGCTGCGGAAGAACGGGATAGTAGTACATAATCACACCGCGTTCATCCTCGATAGGAACGATAAATGCAGTATTGTTTACAGATAGGATCGTTGCTATCCTGTAAATAAATTTGGTTGTATCCATGAAGGGGTTGGGTTTCATTTGCAGTGTCTTTTCCAGGTGCCGCATTGCCTTGCCGGTCATTTCCGGTTTTAGTTTGCTGCAAAAAGTGGCGAACTGGTGTATAGCTGCTCGGGTAAGCTCCATCTCATAGATGCTTTCCGGCGCGTTCGTAAAAACAGGTGTGTAGCCGTTCAGCAGCTTAAAATAACTGTTTGCTTGCAGTGCCTTAGGCTTGCCGAATATTGCATCAAACAACCCGCGCCGTTCACCCTTGGTAGTTTTATTCATTTTTCAGCAGTTCTCCTATTTCTTGATTGTACTTTTGCCGAACGGTCAGCGCATCAAGTACGGACACAAACCCGTCTATGCGATCCCGTTGATTTATTTTTATCGGCCTTATCTTGCGTGTTTCGAGATTTTGCTTCATTGCAACGTTAAGAAAATGCGCTTTGAGCAAGTCGTTTTCACCGCAAATTTTAAATTTGCCGTCCAGCATGATACCTTCGAATTCGCGTATAACCGGAGTTAGGTTCTCACCCTGGAAAACATCGTCCATATGAAATCCGTATTCACGCATTTGATCTACAAGGTACTGAGCTGAATAGCGGTCATATCCAACCTTAAGTATGTAAATCTTGTGCGCTTCCACCAGTGTGCGAAACCAGGCGAATACATCGTTGTAGTCAACGTGATTATCGCCTGACAGCGTCAGAATGCCTCGCTGCACGAATGCGCTGTACGGAACTCCGTCTTCCGCACACGCACGTTCCAGGCGCGAATGCGGCATGAAGAACTGCGTGAAATTGTACAGAGATCCGCCGCGTTCGATGATGCAGCTTGCTGCCGTAAGGTCCGTTGTCTGAGACAGATCCAGCCCGCCGACAGCATAGCAGCCTGCGAAATCGTCGATCGCACAGGCACATACCGACTTGGAAACGGTGTTATAGTCTATCCAGGCTACGCTCGAACTTTGTTTGATGTTGCAGTATTTGGTCAGGAACTCTGTTTTTTTGCTCGCGGATGTTTCAGCTACGGCAGCTTCATCTCGGAAAAAATCCGCCGATACAGACACTCCAATATTGGGGTTTGCTTTGCGGATTTCAGTTGCATCATTCCACCGATTGGGATCATCGATTTTATAAATAATGGGCAACAGCCTTGTTTCTTTGCTGCTGCCTTTCAGCACTGCTGATGCGCGTTTCATCAGCTCATCGAATATGCCGTTGTTTTCATATCCTGCCGTTGATATGGACAATATCAGCGGCTGTTTACGTGCACCCAGTGCGGATTTCATTACCTCGTACTGCTTAAGTCCTGCATCGCCCCGCCATGCTGCCATTTCATCATTCACAACTAAGTGCGGGTTGAATCCATCGGATTTTTTTGCGTTGAATGCTATCGGTTTCACGGTTGTGTTTGTATCGGCAATGTAAATATCACTGCGCCGTTTTTTTGATAATTCTTCAAGCTCCGGCTCTTTTTGAATCATTTGGTAGAATGCATTGAATACCAGACTTGCCTGATCCAGCTTCGGCGCAAGGCAGTAAATTTCAGCCCCGTATTCGCCGTCAATGTATGCCATATATGCGATGATTGCGGATGCCAACAAACTTTTACCGTTCTTCCGGCCAACAACCAGAAATACCTCACGATAAACACGATTGCCATTTTCATCTACAATTCCGAATATTGCTGACAGTGCAGCCTTCTGCCAAAGTTCCAGCTTAAGCAGATCCGATCGGCCCGCACTGTGGTGGCAAAAATTCTCGATGAAGTTTATTGGCTTCATTGCTTTTTTGTGGTTGTAAATCAGGCTTCCGTCCGATATGCCCTGCACCAATTTCTTGTACAGCGTTTTAACCTCAATGCTTGCCGCCATGGTTCCAGTGCGTATGCAGCGTTCATAGTCGATGATGTAGTTATTCATCACGTCTCAGTGCAGCCAGGCGGCTCTCTTTCTTGCGTTCCGGAGGCACAAGATCACAGAGCTGCTTAACGATTGCAGTTAGATTTTTGGTCATTGCGATATGCGTTTTCACATTCTCGCTTTGCTTAACCCCGAATTGGTTTGCGCCGTTTTGATACTCTTCAGTGTAGCCGTTTTCGTTTATGCTTTCCTGCAATTCTGCAAGCGACACGGATAAAAAAGCCGCTGTTGACAACAGCGGTTCCACAACTTTGCGTTGATTTCCGTCTAAATCTGCAAAAACTTTACCAAGTCGCTTTAATTCCTTCTTAATCAGTTCATCTTTCGATATGATCGCCTTTGCAGCCAAAGATCTGCCCTCCTTTCCGTCAGTTGCCCGAGACCACCCCCCATCGACACGCGCTACACCGCACACGCGCACACCTGCGGAGTAATTCGTTCCTCCCCTCCTCGGTTAGCTGAACCCCTACTCGGTGTGAGAATAGGGGGGGATTATGTGTCCGTTCGCATCGAACGTATATCGCTTCTTGCGATGCTGATGATGCTCAGAGTTGTGGCAGTCCTGGCACAACGCTTCGAGATTATCCCACGACAGTGTAACGGTTGCCGTTCCGATATTTTTCGGTGTCAAATATTTTTTGTGGTGAACCACTTTAGCCGGTGTTACTATGCCGCGGCGCAGGCAGCGTTCGCACAGCCCGTTGACGCTAAGCAAATATGCTGCGCGTGTGGCATCCCACGCGGCTGAGTTATAAAACTTTTTCGCCCACTCTTGCATACGCACCTCGATTTGCACAGTTCAACAATGGTATTATAACACATGTTTTACTCTAATTTACTCTAATGTTTGCAGCGACAGCAAGGCTTTACCGTGTATCTGATGCACGCGCTGACTGCTGTATGACATGCGTTCGCACACCTCAGCCCAAGTATAGCCCTCGATGTACCGCATTCGCATCAGTCTCCGCTCGACTGACGGAAGCATTGCAATTGCGGTTTCTATGCGCTGCATAGCCGCCGCAAGGTGTTCGACCTTTCGGCTGTATACGGCGGCGATATTCTCTTGCATGATGATAGCGGCAAGCATGGGATTGCTTGCTTTCCCGCCGTGCGCGGATAGTTTCGCAAGCCGTGTTGCTTTCATGGTTGTGCTGCTGTCCAGGTATTCCTGTATCAGCTTTTCAAGTTCTTCTTTCTCGCTTTTGATATTCTTGTAATTCCGCAGCTCGGCTTTCGTCATGGTTACTCCTTTCGCATTCGCGTATAGATATAAGCACCCGCCACAAACTTTGAATATCTGATTTCGCAGTCCGTAAACGTGTAGCCCTTGTACAGTTTTTCGAAAATCGCTTTTGGTTCGGTTGTAAAATCAACAATCATCCGTTCAACCTTTCGGCGGCTGATGCGTGTATCCGATGTGGTGACAATCGGTTCTTTCAAGTTCTTTGAGCTGCACCACCGTTTGCCGCCCTTGCTTTGCTTTGTCATATAGCGGGACAGTGCTTCGTATCCGTACTCGTTTGGTTGAAGTCTGCGGCAGTTTGCATACCCCTTGCCCCACAGCCGCTCTATCTCATCTCGCGGCATTCCGCTCATAACCACATGATGGTGCACACGTTTCGGTACACCGTCAGCATCGGCATACTCTATGACGTATATATACTTCATTTCACTCAGTCCGTGCTTCCGGCGATATGTACGTATCCGGCGAATATAGTTCTGCATGTCCCTGCGGGCTTGATCTGCATCCGGAACAAAATCTCCAGAATATGTCAGGGTTACGCAGCAATCATCTTCGGTGAAGTTTGCATTCAGCCTTCGTTCCAATCGCTTGCGGGCATTGCGCTCATTCAGTGCGATCTGCTCAGTGCGGGTTATGTGGTGTTTCGCTTTTCGCACCTCGTTTGCAGTGTTCCATATCGGGAAGATTTCGCACTCAAGCATCTTACCTGCCTTGATGGTTTTGCATCTGTATCTGCCTACGGCAGTGTGATTGGTGGCGATTGCGCCGGATGCAGTGTCCGTGAACAGCTGCATGTATCGTTCGGAACTGTGCATGTGTGAACCTCCTGCCGATATGATGCGTGATGTACGCAGGGGGTTAAGACCCCCTGCATCCCCCCCGAGTAATACCCCGGAAGGGGATAGCGCACACGCATACTCAAACGTTGACTTGTTAATACTTCATACAAGCCCGAAAAAGACTTGTGGCTTTCTTATTATAGGTAGAAACGTCTACTTCTCAGCACCGGCACGTGTCTTAGCCGCTGCCGTGCCCTTGCTCTTTTTGCAGTCGCACTTTTCGTTCGGATCAAGCCGTGCTCCGCAATACGGACAGGTTTTATAGTAGGTGCTTGTCCGCTTCGATCGGCATATAGCCCTTGCGTATGTGGTATTCATGTTGGTTAAGCTCCTTATTATCGGTTATCAGTTTGCCCCGCCATGCCGGAAGGATACGTTTGCTGCCGTCAGCAAACACCGCATACATAACAATGTTGTTATTGCTCATGCTGTAGTATCCTCGGCTCGGTGATACCGGATCACATTGCAGTTCGCAGATTTGCCATGCATTCGGGTAGTCGATGCTGACACACAGGCACGGCACATGCAGCCTGTCCCCGTTTCGATTCTGCGTGAACTCGTGTTCCAGTATGATTTCCCGTGCGGAAAGTTCGTAGTGTGCACAGGCTTGCTGCACAAGCCTTCGCATTTGCGGCAGCAGGTTCATATCATATCGGCATCGGCGGCAGGGCATTTTTCTATTTCCGCCATGATGAATTTATATATGCTGTCCGCCATTATCTTGTAAGGCTCATGCATCGAACTGTTTTCCGCCCCTTTTTCATCTACCGTTTTGCGCAGGTCCTTTTCTATCTGCGCCAGCAGGGTTACAGCGTTGATACACTTGGCAGCGCGTTCTTGCGTCTCTGTGTAAATGGAATGTACCGCTTGCGCAAGCTTAAACATGATTCCGGGAATGCCCGTCTCTTGATCATAGGTATCCGGATCGCTGTAACGCATAACATCAACCGCCATCTGACGCAGATCTTCAAGCGTAACATGCGTTTCTTCAAGCCTTTGCACATAATCAAGGAACTGCGCATATTCTTTATTGGTTGCCAACGCAAACCAATCATTTCTAATGAGGATTTGCTGCACCTCTTCAGCGAACATTATTCGAATTTCTTTTATAGGTTTTGGCTTATTCATAGGGTATTCCTTTCTATGCTTATACGCTGCGTTCTGTCAATTTCGCATCGCCCCGCAGTCTGTGCAGGGCTTGTTTTTGTTAAGCACCTGCACAGACTGCGGGGAGTAGGGAGGAAATCCATGAATGCGAACCTTGACAGAACGCAGCGCAGTTATCCACATGTCCCTGTTGAATTGTGGGTTATTTTTATTCCTTTGGAGCAGCATTCAGCAATCGTGCGATCTTCTCGGCCTCGGCTTCGTCTTGCGGGTTAAGTTTTCGCCCAAGCAGGTTTTCAATCGCATCAAAAAACTGCTTATCCGGGGTTTCACGGTTGCCGCTGTGGTCAACATCTTTGCGGTCCCGCAGCCTGTATACACCATAAAACCATTCTCCGCCAATGCAGTTACTCGTTACTTTCCATTCGCTCTTCATTTCAATTCGCCTTCTTTCTTTAAATAGTCATAGCAAATGTTCTTTCCGTACGTGGCGGTCCAATCCAGCGTTGACACGGTTTCATGATCGAATCCGTCAAAAACGTCTTCAATAACTGGTTCATGCGCTTCATCGATGATGATGCCCGGGGCTTCATCTCCATAGATTTCGCTTTCCATAAGATAGAATGTTTTTCCATAGAGTGTGCGGCGGTCAATTTCGTACCATGTGCCGGTATGTCCCTTAATCTTGATGTTTTCAAGTTCTTTTTTCGCCACTTCAAGCCTTCCTTTCAGCATACATCTCAGCATATATCCTTAATAATCGATTCAACCGCTGCCCAGTACAGCGGCATACCAAGGAACATAACCTCGCCGCCGTACAGCAGGGTGCCGCGAAACTCCACGGCATACGGGCGGAACAGCTTGAACAGCAGCCAGCCGAACAGCGTGATAAGTGCCCACTTTATCACTTTGGCAATTGCTTTTCGCAGTGCCTTATTGCGTTTGGAATGCCTTCGCCTTATCATTCTACCCTCCAAACCATGAGTACTTCTTCCAAGTCAATATACATCAGACGCGGGATATCACATTTTTCAGCACTCCAACCGATAATTTTTCCATTCACATCTTTGTGGACTATAAATTTAGCGCACTCAAAATCCGGCGATACAGTTCCGTTTTTCATAAAAAAGCGTATTTTCATTCACACCTCCGTGAGCTTTGCCGTGCGGCCTTTTCAACCATATCGCGGAACGGCTTGCTGCCGCAAAGCGCGGCTGCGATATCGGCAGCGGCTGCATCGCCGATATCGGCTTCAACATACAGCGGAACGGCGGTGCCGAATTCGCCCGTTGCCCTGTCGCGCGGTGCAATGATTCCAACCTGAATGTACTGTTTCTGCTTCGTTTGCGTTTCTGTTGTCATTGGTGGTTCCCTCCTTAATCAAAACTAACGCCCATGGCGGCTTCGTAGCGGTGAAGGATCTTCGTACTTGCGTCAATCACTTCGTCCGCTGTTGCACCGCGAATCGATCCGCTCAGCATCTTGTTAAGACGCGGCGCGTCAACGATGATGCCTGCTGATTCCAGCTGTGCAATCAGCCATGTTTTAGGAAGTGCGTTACGGCAAAGCATTATTCTGACTTCATGCCTTTCATTTCGTGTAGTCTCCATTTAGTAGTCTCCTCTATCGTTTTTTATGTGCAACAAACATTGACATTATATGCCAACAATGGTATACTGTGGTTGCTGAATCCAATGAACCATTGTCGCAGTCCGTTTTTGCGGGCTTGTGTTCAATGTTTGTTGCTTTCAATAGTATTGTACCATACGAATGTATGAATGTAAATACAAAAGCAGACATTTGCATGATATATTTTGTTGAAGGGGTTTTTATGGATATAAGTCGCATCGTTGAATTGGCAAAGAAACAGGGAAAAACAATGGCTCATCTTTGCCGTCTTTTAGGTAAAACGCGTAGTTATTTAAATGATGTGAGACGTGGTGCATGTGTGTTACCATACAATTCTATTGAGATTATTGCTGCTGATTTAGGAACAACACCGGAGTATCTGCTGTTCGAGACGGATAATCCGTCCGTACCGGTAAGCAATCAGAGCATGAAATCTGATGTTGAGCCTGCGCTTACTGAGCAGGAAAAGTTGTTGCTGGAAATGTTTCGCGGAACAACTGAACAGGGACGAATGCGCATTATCCAGGCGGTTATGAACGTCTGCGATGACATTGAAAAAAAGCCTGCAAGAACGGATCAAATTTTTGTTGGCTGAATGCCGGGGAAAAAAGATCATTCCTTTTGAGCTGCTGCAATGCTGCCGCCGCTTGAAAGAGATAGATAACAATTCTTAATCAATTGGGAGGAACTTTTCGATGAAGAACATGAAAAAGAGTGTGTATGTGTTTTGGGGAATCGCTGCATTCGGCGTTTTGGGTGCAATTCTTTCAATTCCGAATCTGCAAAATATGCTGATTTACTTTGCGTTGATTGTTGTGTTCGGTGCTCTCGGATATTGGCAGTTCCGGAAGGGACAGGCGGAGCAGCCCGCCGAATCGCCGAAAGAGAAACCTGAAGAAGCGGAGCAGCCCGCCGAATCGCCGAAAGAGAAACCTAAAGAAG